GCCAGCTCCGACATGTCGGGAAACTGGTTGCCGATGCTTTCGATGACCTCTTCGTCCATCTGGGGCTTACCGCCCTCGGTGAACTTCGTTGGCTTCCACCCTTGCTCCATCAGCACCTTCGCGAGGTGATCACTGGAGCCTGGGTTGAACTCGACGAGCTTGAGCTTGGTGCACGGGTATCCCTTGAACGGCTTGATGGTCTTCGTCTTGCCGGTCTCAGGGTTCGTCCACTTGTAGGGCTCGCCTTCGTCGCCCCAGTAGCCCATCTTCTTGTTGGCCGCCTTAGGCACGAAGATGGACTTGGTCGGGTCAGGGCTGATCGGTGCCAGCCAGAACCCATAGCGTTCCTTGAGCTTCACTTCGATTTCGTGCTTCTTCCCAACCAGCTCGGCTTGAAGCTCGCCGGCCGCCTGTAGGTCGAAGGGCACGCCCGCAATGTTCATGGCATCGCACACGCGGGCGATACGATGCTCAAGGTCTAACGGAGCCTGCGGGTACTGATCGGGATTGAAGTGCTTCCACATGTCGAAGTTCGTGGCGCAGTCCTGTTCCATGTAGGAGAACATCTCCTCATTGAACTCACCCCAGACGAAGTCAGCGATGTCCTTGGGGTGCTCCAGGCCCAACTCGCGGGCCTTGGCTTCCCTCAGGGCAGCGTAGTCACCCTTGGGATTACCGAGACGGTAGCCCCAGGCAGCGACGTTGTGCTTGCCCTGGTAGGCGTTGCCGGGAGGCATCTTCCCGGACATAACGAGCGCCTTGTCGGTCGCCTTGATATTGGGAAACATGGTGCGCGAGATGATCATCGTGTCCTTGATGATCACCCCAGGGCGCGGCTGGAAGCCCTTGAGCTTCTTCATCAGCGGGATGTCGTGCCTGCAGATGTTCTGGCCAATGAGCACGTCGGCCTTGTCCAGATCAGCGATGGCTTCGTCGACCTGTTCTGGCCGGTAGCCCTTGTATTCCCCTGTGTCGACATTGATGATGCCGATGCAGTGTATCTTGGTGGCGTTGCCGACGAACCCGTTACTCTCGGTGTCGAACAGCTTCCTTAGAATTTCGTGTCCTCCTGTTGCTCATGGGGATCGAACTCCATGTTGTCCATGTCGGACGGTGGTGCGACTTCGTATCGACCCAGCTTGACGTTCCATTTCAGCCTGTCGGCCTCACCTGTCTCGCCTGTGATGCGGCACTTCAATGACCGCAGCTGCGCGTAGAGCTTGTTGTCCTCGTCCTGTTGGTCACGCTCGACCGCCAGCACGTTGAACGACAGCTGCTCGATGGCAGCAGAACCACGCATGTCGCTGAGATTGATCTGGTCGCCGCCGTTGAAGTCTTTCTTCGTCCGCTTGAGATGGACGATGGCGTAGACGCTGCAGCCGGTCTCCTTCACGAAGGACGCCAGCTTGGTCATCAGGATGTCGATGTCCTTGCGCTCTCCCTCGCTGCCGCTCTCCAGACCGGAGGTGACAATCGAGATGTGGTCGAGCACGATACGCTTGCAGCCAGAGGCCGCCATGTAGCGCATCATGGTCATCAGACGCTCGCTCTCCAGCGACCCGAAGTGATCGTAGAACAGCATGCCGTCATGGATCACCGCAGCGAGCGCGGCGTCCCAGGCTTCGTCAGAGATGCTGTTGGGGTCGTTGAGCACCTGCTTGAGGGGCACACCAGCATGCAGCGCGCAATACGCCTTCGCTGAGGTGTCGTTGTCCTCCTCCAGGTAGATGTTGCCCACCTTCATGTTGTGATCCAGGCGCATGGCATACGCGAGGTCACGCACGATGGTCGTCTTGCCGATGCCACTGCCTGCGCAGATGGTCGTCAGCTCGCCGTCCCTGGAGCCCAGCCACATAGCGTCGAGCTTGGGCCAGGGCATGCGGTAGCCTTTGGCCCTCTTGGACTTCAGGCGCTCCCGTGTGAACTCACGTCCCTCACGGATACCATCGGGCTGGAATGCCTTGGCGTCCCAGTAGGCCCTCACGATTGGTGCAGGACCGTCCTTCAGCAGGGTCTCATTCGGGTCCTTGTGCGGGACCGTCATGATCTTCACCTTGCCGACCGGCAGCAGCTCACAGGCTTCAGCGAGTGCCTTCTGACCGGGCTCGTCGTTGTCGAAGCACAGGTAGACGGTGTCGAACGCGCAGAGCTTGTCCCAGTCAGCCAGGATGGCCTTCTTGACGGAGCCCGAGCCGTTCGGCAGGGAGCCCGTGGGATACTTGTTGTCGAAGGCTTGGCTGACCGACATGCGGTCAATCTCGCCCTCGGTGATCACAACGGACTTGCCTTTGCTGGGCCAATTCCAGGAGCCGATGATGCCCCCGTTCGTCTTGTAGACGCTGTCCCCGAGCCAGGAGAACTTCTTGTCCTTGGTGCGGGTCTTCTGGTCGATCAGCCGGCCGCTACCGTCCTTGATCAGCTGGATGTGGACCTTGGTCCCATCGCGCCTCTCTCCGAGCTGGTAGTCGCACTTCTTGCAGGTCTCCTCAGTGATCCCTCGGGCGACCAGTGCAGCGTAGTGGCCCTTGATGGGTGTCCACTCTTTCGCGCCGTCTTCCTTGGGTGCCTGGGCTCTCACTGGGCCGGCGTGCGCGAACTTCTTTTTGTCATTGCAGCTAAAGCACCAGCTCCCGCTTCCGTCATCGTATGTAGCGAACGCGTCCGAAGACTGTCCGCAGGGGCACGGCCCCTTAGTGCAACTCATCACGCCTCTTCTGTTGGTCTAGCCTGGAAAAGTCCTTGGCGATTGTGTGATCGTGAAGCACGACCAGCACCACGAAGATGCTGATCGCAGCTGCAAGCACGAACGCCACCTTGACCGCCAACGTCACGAAGGCGATCAAGATGTAAGCGAATGCGAAGTCCATCAGAGTGAGCTGCCAGCTTGTGCGAGCAGCTTGCCGAAGCCGTAGACAACTAGGCTGATGCCCGCGACCCCCAATGAAGGCACGAGGCCTCCTTCGATGGCTGCAGCAATCGTGAGCAGTCCAGTGCCTGCGAGGTAGAGGTTGCGGGCACTCAGCATTACTTCACCAGCTTGTAGGAAGCGTACTTCCCGCCGATGCCGTCGACCTTCATGGTCATCTGGATGTCGTAGCCGGCGCGGCGCAGCTTCAGCACGACGTCCGACAGACGCGAGACGTGATACACGAGCATGCTTTCGTTGTTCGTGATCGTCTTGCCGGTCAGGAGGTGCGCGAGGATTTTGCGAACCTGCGGAGCCAGCGTCAGGTCGTTGGCGAGGTTCGGAGTGCCGATGGTCAGGGTCTCAGACATGATGCTCACTTTCGTTTGGGTTTGAGGTAGGCGAGAATTTCTTTGATCCACGCATCGGGCACGACCTTTTCGCACCACTTGAAACCGTGGTCCGTGGCCCATTTGCCGTAGGAAGTCTTGGAGCCCTTGTAGATGGGCGTTGATGCGCGGCTGAAGATGAAGCGGATGTCCAGGTGCGGGTGCTGCTCTTTGAGGAGGACGAACTTCTGTCGCTCCTTCACTGCAGCGTCTTTACCCGGAGCGTTCATGCGTCCTTTGAATTTGAAGACGCCGCCGAACCGACCCTTGGGTTCGAGGATGATCGGGCAGCCTTCAAAGGAGAAGTCCGGGAGGTATTTGGCCTCCCGCTGAGGCACGATGTAACGAATGTGCTGGCTTTCGTAGCCAAACGTTACACCGGCCGCAGTGAGCTTCTCCGCAGCGTCCCGTTCGAGGCCTGAGCGAAACTCAGGCTCGATGGTGAGTGCGGGCTTCGACATTAGAACGGGATATCGTCGTCCATGTCGGTCGACGGGGTCTCGGGAGCCCCAGCGTCGTCGAGGTCTTCGCTCTCGTCCTCGTCGTCAGAGCCATCGTACACGAAGCCGCCTTCTTCAACGGCCATCTTGTTACGCTCGCGCTGCTTCAGCTCGACGATCATGATGTCGTTCATGTACAGATTGATGCCGCCGCCGAAGCCAGTGTAGACGTTGACAGTGACGTCGACCTTGAGGATCGAACCACCACCAACCTTGACCTTGGAGCGCGGGATTTCGTTACCCTTGCTGTCGATGAACGGGGGCGGGAATTTCTCACCGGAGGTCATCTCCAGGTGCTTCTTGCCCGTCTTCTTGCCGTCCTTCTTCTCGTCCTTCCAGGGAAGCTTGGCACCTTCCATGTCGTTGTCCGCCAGCACCTTCTTCAGGTAGGCGTCGACCTTGCGGTGATCTTCGTCGTTGAACTCAAGGCGGGTGATGAAGCGGCGCTTCACGGCACCGTTCGGGTTGCCCTTCTTGTCCTTCGGCTGGTAGACGTCGACTTCGTTGAGCTTCGGCCAAACGGCAGTGCCCTTCGGCAGGGTAACGGTAATTCTCTTAGCCATAGATAGAAATTGTCTTTCGAATTGTAGAGCGTAGGTGCCCGCCACCGAAGCAGCGGGCATTGACGTTAGGACACGAGGTCCTTGATCTTCGCTGCGACGGCCGAAGCCTTCTCAGCAGCAGCGTATGCAACATCGGCCTGGGCCTCTGCAGCGACCGAGACCCGCGTGAGGTGCTCGGCTTCCTTGGTCTTCGCAACGACAGCCGCTTCCAGCTTGGTGACGGTGTCGGTGAAGGAGGAGATGATTGCTTCGACGTCGTGCTCGATGACTTGCTCGACGCGGACGAAGAAGGCTTTGATCTTGGAAAACATCAGTCGTTGTTCCTTAGGTTGGGACGCGGCGGGAGCACAGGCCCCAGACGACGCCATCGACGTCGAGCTTGCCGCAGGATGCGAGCTTCTTCTCACGCTTGGTGAACTTGAAGCCACGGGGATACGCGAGGGTGCAGCGGGGACCTTCCGGTGCCGGCGCTACGATGGGAGCTGGTGGTGCTGGTGGAGGTGTGAGGTTGAACGCCCCACACCATCCGGCAATCATGGTGGCAACAGCAGTGCCGTACACAATGGCCATTAGGCTCCCGTAGAAGCCGTCGCTCATGAGGCCCGGTAGGCCTTCATGAACTCCCGGTGAAACTCACGACGCTCTTCCTTGGTCTTGCGGTAGAGGTCGAAGGTCACGATGGAGCCATCGGCCGCCCGAACGTGGACGTCGAAGCGGGACGCGCCCATCTTGATCAAAACGTTGAAGTGTTGGTTC